ACTTTATACAATCAAATCTTCAAATATGGAAAAACTTATATTGGTTACAATTTTGCTTTTCGCAAACCCTATATTCACCAGTGTCGTTAAAAACGATGCAGATTACTGCTTTCAAGGAGGAAGACTCTCCCTCAAGAAAGCAAATGTCCGGTTAGGGCATAGACAATGCATCAGAGATGATGTTAGCATGATCAAGCAAACCTACATTAAAACAGGCAATGACTCAAAAGGACCCTTGTACGAAATGCATATATACAGGAAAGATGTTGTTAGAGGCTGGTATGAATGCAATCCTAAAGCATTTGAAGATGGCCCTTTACAGCTTTTAGAGGTTGATGATGATTTAAATATGCATTTCTCTCACTATGCATGTACCAAAATATGTAATATAAAAATAGATAAAGAATATGCTAGAGTAGAACTAACAAGTAATGGATTAAATTATTATGAAGTATTAGGGACTTTAAACCAAAGAAACTGGCTCCTATCTAAGGTTCATATTGATTTGTCTCATACTTGTGAAAATCTAATGATAACATGTGGTTCCAGTAACTTAAAATTTCATGCATGCTTCAAACAACATATGGAATGCAATAGGTTTTTTAAAAATACATGGATACCAGCACTTATTATAGATGGGTTCTGTACTAATCTTGAATTATTTTTATTCTTTTTATTTTTATTCATCTGCTTTTCTTTACTTTGGCTTCTAACTAAAACGATACTATGTTACTTCCTTGTCCCAATATACTTACCCTTAGTTTACATTTATTCGAAATTCTATCATAGATTCTTTAAGCAATGTTCATTATGCGGATTAGCAGTTCACCCCTTACAGTCGTGCGGAGTAGAATGCATTTGCGGAATGGTTTTTGAAAGCACTGAACGATTGAAGAGACACAGAGATTCTGCATTAGGCTGTAAGGGATACAAAACGGGAATTGCAGCAAGAAAAGCATGCAGAAGCAAAATATCAAATCTTGGGCTTTCTCTATTTCTTGCAGTATTTTTGTTTTTGTTCATTACACCCACAATAGCAGTCCAAATTAAAATAAGTGACGGTCGAATTTTAGAAGCATCAGAGATAAGCAATAGCATACAGGAACTATATACAACAGTTGAGAAAATACAGACATTTGATTTGTATTTATCTATTGTTTTCATATTCCTGACTTTATTATCATGCTTGTTACTGTTCACAAAGTATATTTTAGAAAGATCAACATTGATGAGCTCAGCAAAGTGCAAGCATTGCAGAATGTTTCATAGATTCAAGGCATTATGCGACAAATCTTGCATATGTGGTTTTATTGATAAAGGGGAATCTGAGACATTTCTAAAAAATCTAAGGCCAATTACTCACACTGCATCAAATAAGTGTTTTACAAAGCTATTTAGGAGAAGATCTATATCCCTGGATTTGATAACATTTATATTAATTTTAGCTGCTGCAACAACTGCTTTAACTGGGGCTATTGCAGAATCATGTACAATGTCATCTAAAGAAGAGAAATATGTTTGCGAATGCTTACATGACCCATCAAAAGACATTATAAGTCTAGCTAAAAAGTGCCTATCAATTTCCACAGATATAAATTGTGGAGACGCTCCAAAAATGATAGATGCTTTGAAAAAGGGTTCAATCACAGAAGATGCAAAGATTCATATTGATGAGCTAGTAAAATTAAGGAGATCTGATCTATATCAGATGCAATCTCATGCAAATACTACCGGGTGGTTTTATACCCTTGAAATAATATCTTCCATAACAGGCTGTCCGACTGAACAGCAAAAAAATGCTGATTTAGCAGAGATTGAGATAAACCTGAGAGTGAAAACTCCTTTTCCTTGCACAGCTGAGCAAGCTACAGCTTATAAAAAACAATGCGAGTGCATGAAGGGACAAGCTTGCGATAGCACAAATATTCAACCAGCATATCAAGGAAAACAAGAAAAGTTTGAAACTGATTTGAGATTTTTACTTTCAAAGTTGCACAGGGTGGTTCCTGGTGGTTTTGAAGAGGTGCTCCTACATGCGATCGAAATAAAAGATGAAGATGTTACAAAACATATTTTGTCAAAACTAGAATCTGGACCAATCAACTCTGCACCAACAGCTTCAGGTTATTTGAAAGTTTTACTAAAATCTTACTCAAAGGATTCAATAACGATAACCTCCACAAATAGGGCATTAGATAGGATTGTAAAACCTGGTAATGTTTCTGTTCAAACGTATTTACATTCAACTGAAATTCAAAAACTAGTTGGGACTCAAGCAATAAAGATATGTCCTATAACTAGTGATTGGTATGCAGTGGGTTGCTTAGGTTTAACCAATAGAGATTCCATAAACTTATTAGCCTGCAAGTCAAAGGCATATAAAATTAAAACTGGTAGTCTCTTTGAAGTCTCTGGCAACTTATGCTTCATGGATCAAACATGTGATATAGATATGCCAGCTCTACTGGAACAAGATATGGAAAGAATTAAAAAGATGGTTTGTTCTAAATTTGCTAAAGAAAAGGCTAAGACTACTTTCATAAATCCAAAGGATCTTTCTAAGTATTGCAAATATAATGGACAGGGTACATGCAATGTTACAAACGGAGATGAAAATATATCTAGGAGTGTTGTCCAGTGTGGAAATGAAATAATCCATGCAGACATTAACCATTTGTACCAGAAGCCTGAAGAAGACCATGGTGTGTTCTGCTTCGATAAGGCTTGTAAAGGGACTAGAGCATTTATAGCCCCCTTTAGGTTATCAAAATGTGATTTAACACCAGAAGGGCAGTTAGCAATGAGAGATATATATGTGACAGGACATAGAACTTTAGAGGATTATATAGGAGGGATAAAAACAAGCTTAATACAGGGGCTAAAATTAGACAAATACTTGCCAACTGCAAATTTACCAAAACATGTCCCTATTTATAAACACCTAACAATTCAAGGTTCAGAAACCTCAGAAGGAATTGCTAGCTCATTCATAAAATTCAGCTTAGCTGCTATGACTGGCACCTCTGCAGGGTTTCATATCACCACACCAGATGGAAAACAACTCTTTGATATTGTTGTATATATATTTAGTAGTGAAGTAAGTTCTGTGTACGATTATGCATATACAACAGGCTATACAAAGATGTTCCGCAATTTTCATGATGAACAATGCACAGATAGTTGCCCTAAATCAATTCCTGGAATGCCTAAGGAAGCTCTGGCATTCTTTAAGGAAAGAACAAGTAAATGGGGCTGTGAAGAATGGGGTTGTTTAGCAATAAATACTGGATGTGTATTCGGTTGGTGTCAGGATGTAATCTCAAACGATGCAAGGGTTTACCAAAAATCTACTGAGAGTGAAGTAAATATTAGACTTTGTATAAGTCTTCCAACTGAAACATTTTGCCAGCATATAAGAGGAGCAGAACCATCTATTGGAGAAACAGTCAGTGCTCAGTTAAGTACGGTGCAGGTAGATCATTTTAAGACCCCAGTCTTAATTAGAGATGGGTTAGCATACTATGGGCAGATAAATAACCTTGGTAGTTTTGCCCCAATTTGTGGATCTGTTCAAAAAGTTAAAAAAAGAACATTTGGAGCTGGATCACCGATAGTTGACTACACATGTCATGCTGCTTACCGGAAAGATATTATAATCCGGAAATGTTATGAAAACTTTTATAAGTCTTGCCTATTGTTAGATAAGTATGATGTAGTTTTTGGGCGTAAGACAAATGATTCTATTGTATTAAAAAGAGACAATTTGAATCTGGGAAATCTAGAAGTTAAGATTTTACTAGGTGATATAAATTTCAAACAATTTACTGAAGATGTTGAGATTTACTACAAGGCAAAGTGTGTTGGATGTATCGACTGCATAGAAGGAGTGTCTTGTAACATAGAGTTACATTCTGATAGAGATATGTCATGCCCAATAAAGTCAAATGATTGTGAGCTGTTCTATACCAGACTTTTAATTGAATCCTCTAAAAACCAATATGACATTAAACTAAAATGCCTAAACAGAATAAATTCAATAGATTTAACAATATGCACAAATAACCAAAAAGTCCCATTAGAATTAGTTCTACATACAGATAAGATAGAGGTGAATAATAATGATAGCCCAACATATATTAGGGAGGAAGATCTTAGGTGTAATACATGGCTTTGCAAAGTGTATAACGAGGGCTTGGGTGGTATTTCGGGAATTTTAAAAATGATAGCTGGGGACTACTATTATTGGGCAGCAGGTTTTTTTGTTTCTGTTATTGTTTTATTCCTATTTATATATATATTGTTGCCATTAATAACAAAGTTCATTAAAAATATAAAGGATATAAAAAGGCTTGATGATGCTAGAGACAGCATTGTTAGAAGAAGGCTATTAGAGCAAAAAAAGATTGGCTAATCTCAAACTAACCAATAATACAATTTGGTCAATCAAAACAGAGTAAAAAAAGAAGAAGAAAAAACAAGTCCAAAATCATCACATGCTTACAAAAAGCAAAGCCCAAAAGGCGTCCAACTGCTTAAAGATTGGAATCTGATTCAACAATGATTTGAAAATATAATGTGG